AAGTTAGTAAAAAACCAAGCGTTGTTTCGTGAGATGTTGGAAACAGCCGTCGAAAATTGGAAAGGTAGTCCCATAAAATACGCTTTTAACCCTGGTAAGCCTGGGCACTGTGAGCATCTGTATGATGAATTCGAGGGCCGGGCTGTTTACGAGGCTGATAAGAGTAATTGGGATTTTAACATGTTCGGATGGTGTTTCGATGTTTGTGCGGAAGTGGTAGTAGGGCTTAGTCGGCAGCCTGCCGATATGCCTGGGGAGGAGTATAGTGCCTACCTCAGAGACGTTAGGCAAGCTATCGAAGAAGTCCGTAGCATGGGTATGTATTGCTGCGCGGATGGTTCTACGTTTAAGTCAAAATACCCTGGCATTATGAAGAGTGGATGGTTACTGACGATCTTCCTCAACTCAATGTCCCAAGTTGCGTTGCATGTGCTGATCATGCACCGATGTAAGATTGAGGATGATAAGATAATGAGTCAGGCCTGCTCGATTGTGGCCGGAGGTGATGACACTTTACAGACATTCCCTGACGATTTTAATGTGCAAAATTACGTAGTTGAAGCACGTAAACTGGGGTTTGAAATTGAGTTTAAAAAACATAAATCATTTAATGGTTGTGAATTCTTTAGCACGGAGTTCACAATACGCGATGGTATAATCGCTTATAAACCAGTGCGCATTACAAAACACATTGAAAAAATGAAGCGTGTGAAGAAAGAGGATTTGGCTATGGCTTTGGGGTCAGCGATGATTAATTATTGCTGGGCCCCGCGCCAATACAAATTCTTCTCTGATATGTACGCTCATTTTCGGAAAGTGAGCCCAGGCGATTTTCCACTCACGCTGTGGAAAAGTGCAGAAGTCCTGCGACATAGGTCAAAGGGCTTTGAGAGCGTTCGTAAGGATCAGACCATAAATGAAAAATATGGCTATGAGACTTTAGATGATGTTCTCGAGCGCTTAGTCCAAGTGTGACGACGACCGGCCTCGGGTTTGAGTAGATCCGGTGGTCGGTGCGAAGATCACGGTGGTGGAGGAGAAAATATGACTGAATCTATATTTGGCGTCAATTATACGGGGCCTTACATATCTAACGGCGAAGTCCAGACCTCGGTGGAGTTCGGCGATAAAGAACCAAAAAATGAATTAGATAAACTTAGTCGTCTTCATGATAGCGCTTATGCTCATTGGACTGATTTGCAGCACAGAGAAATGGCTGATATTATATATGAAGAAGAAGCTGAAAAGATAGGACGAGGGTTAGTAGGAGCGATACCGAGAGTAGGCAACGCAGTTATGGCTGCGGTTGATATGACTTCGGATTTCGACAAATACGGGCCATTTGCCCTATTATATAACTTCGGTAAATTCTTTTATAACTCTATGGATCTTGTGTTAAATGAAAACAAATACCGGAACGAAGTATTGGAATACTATAAGACTGACCCGCATCCCGAGTTTCAAATCGGGTACGTTAAGCAACAGGAAACCAAGAACTATTGTCCGGATTGTTTAATAGATATTACGAAAATTAGTAAACCCCAGAAAAAGTCAACCGCCCCTGCTAAACAAAGGGCGGTTGAACCTGCAACACCTTCTATGGAGATGTTAGGGCGCGACCCGACGCAACCCGTATGGTATCGTAGGAATGGGCGTAAGCGAAGAAAACACCGTGAATACTCACTATAGAGGTGGTAGGACGGAGAAATAAACAGCGATTTTAGATATTGTATTGAAAATCGGCACATGCCTAAAAATAAGAAACAAAAGAAAGGAAATAAGGGAACTGGAAAGGCTCGCAAACCTCCAGCATCGAGAATGTCTAAACCGTCGAATCCGACGTTTGGAGCGGTTTCTACGATTACTACAGCTCCTGTTGCTATTGGAAATAGTATGCGTGGTTCACAGCCACGTATTGTACAGACTTCCAACGACAGTGTGCGAGTGGTTGGTCGTGATTACGCGTTTACTGCTTATAATAGTGGTACAGCTACTGGCTGGCTACCTGTAGGCGGATTCCCGATAACACCCGCGGCTTTCTATTCTAGTGTTCTGCGTAACTACACACAAATGTAT